TGTCAATCTGACCTATTTTTGCCCGAGCGGCATTCGCCGAGTCCTGAGAGTACCCGACCTGTGAGTCGATATAGGCCTGAGCCTCTGGGCTTACGGATGTCGTGACGGTGCGATCAGGAGAGCCGATCTCTCCAGACCACGTTTGTTTTCCGTATGGGCCGACCTGATTGTATTGGTTGTACTGCGCAGCTTGCTTCAATGAAGCCGCGTTCGCCTGCGTCTGCGCCGCAGCCGTCGCGTACGGATCTGGAGCCGGGGGGGCGCTTGGGCTACACATTAGTCAGTCACCACAAATGCCGCGCCGATCTGCTGATAACGCTTCGCCATGATGGGTGCTACGGAGGCATCCTTTGTCCCGGCGCCCATAACCAAAAGAGCGTTACGATCTTTAGCTTCTCTCTTGAGCGCATTGAGTAAAAGGGACGCCGCGCGCGTCTTACGAAATTCTGGGACGATGAAAAACCCCGTGTCGAACAGCATCTTTCTCGGCGTGTACCAATACGATCCCTCGACAAATGAGGTGCACCCCGCGATTTCACCGCTGCGCTCTATCAGAATAACGCGCCCTTGATGCACAGCTTGATAAACACTGCGGATAACCGTCAACAAATCCGGTGGGATGTGTGCTATGTGCCAAAGATTCTTTATATACAGGTCGGCGATTTTCTCGCGCTCACTCTCAACAGCGTATCGCGTCTCATATTTCGATGGCCGTAACGCAAGCTGCTCTTTTGCCAATGTCATCATGCTGCCGCCCTCGTTCTATGCTGCGGTAGCCAGCGGCATTCCTCTCGAAGCATTCCGTACATGATGGCGTTGACGCCGCCGTGAAAGGCTCTACGGCGCACGCCCTCCATCACAAAACCAAGCCTCTCCACGGCATCTCTTGTCTTCTTCGCGCCTTTCGGCAGAATCATGCTCAGGCGCTCACACCCCAGCATGTTGAAAACATAGTCCGAAACCGCCTGCCAAACTTCAGGTCCAGTCCAATTCCCATCCAGCGAAACCGCATGGAGAAATAGGTCGCCTACGTCCCTGTCGTGGGCGCTGAATACCAGCGCACCCACCAACTTTTCATCCGACAGTATCCCCCACGCCTCACATGGACCGAACCCATCTGGGCCGCTCATCCATGGAATCTGCGTCGCGGCCCACGTAGCGATTTTCTGTGATTGACCTATCAGCAATTTAGCCAAGACCACCTACCTCGAACGTCACCGCCGTAGCGTTCCATTGAAGTATCTGTTGCGAAACCGCACCGCGCATCCGCACCGATCCGTAGGTCCCGGCGTCTGACGCGGATTGCCATGACCCCGATGGTCTCGGCTTCCCCGTCCATTGCATGTTCGGCGTCCATGTCGCGGTGCCCCAGAATGGGATCGACACATCAACGGGCGTAGGAATAGATCCTGGCAGGCGGTCGTTAAAATCGACGTTGAAGCCATACTTGAGAGGAATTGTCCCGTCCGCATTGATGAAAGGCTTGTACATCCCGAACTTTTTGTAACGAGCCGTCCCGAAGTTTGACGCGGCCTGCTTCACATCCACATCGATGTCTGAGCCGTTGTCATTCGTGCTTTCCTCCATGAAAGCAACCGTCGTGTCGCCGCCGAAATAGAGCTTTGAGCTGAATACTTCCCAGCAGTTCGCGTAGAGCCCTTTAAACCTGCACCACGCGCCTGTATTTGTGTTCATGACGTATTGTTCCTGCTTGTCTCCGGTCTTCACGGGGACATTTAGGATTAGCATGTGCGCGAACGGCGCGTAAAACAGTTGCCAGCCGTAATTGTCTCGGTACATCTTCACGGCGTCCGCAACGGCCGGATTTATTTTGTCGGTGAGAAACGATTGAGGCTCTATTCCAGATAGCACGGTTGACATCGGCAAGACACCGGCCTCCGTCAGAACCCAGAGATCGCCACCGAACTTCTGAAGACACCTTCGGCCTAATGGTTTTGGAATCTGGTAGACGCCGACAAGAGCCCAGTCGTTCGCGTCTCCAGGATCGGACCCGGAATAAACAGCGACCTCGCCCTCGCTCGTGACAAAGACAGCGAAATCGTCCATGCCGTGGCCGCCGTCACGGGTCCATGCCCCAGCCGCCATGAGGTATCCAGCCTTTGCGAAGAGGCTCCCCAGCGGAAACGCGGCGGCTGTACCGGCGATGGCCTCGACCGCATCCATGTAGTAAAATGTTAGCGATGCGGAAGGAATGAAGAACAGCCGCTCCTTGAATACACTGACATTGATAAACGATGAAGATGTCGCGCTAGAAATTATCGCGGTATTTGCCCATGTCGAGCCGTCGTATTTCTTCGCTGTATCGGCGCCGTTAACCGCGATCAGGAACGAGCCCCCGGGCGTTGTGAAGTTGACATACTGGAACCGTGCGTTTGATAGCCCGCTAAGCCCCTCCATCCCCGCAGATGCGCTTGCCGTTCCGGTCGCGTCGTAGAGTTTTGTACCGGACACGACGAATAGCTTCATGGACGGCCCGTTGTATGCCATCACGGTTTCGGCATCGGCCGGAAGTCCAGTAACGTGATTGGTCGACCCAGACCGCGTCTGCACGAAGGACGCTTCCGGAAACCAATTAATCATCCGCTCCGCGTCGGTGATTTCCATAAGAGACACAGGGTCGCGCGCGTTCCATCCGCCCGTAGGAGCTGGAATCGTTACAGACTGAGCCCGTGGCAAAGTTCCTGGGGATGCTCTAAGCGCGCGCCTCACAGGTTCCAGCTCCCCTCAGCCGTGTTAATGGGGAACGTGAACGTATTGGCGCCGCCAAGGATCAGCAGGCGAGCGCCACCAGCCGAACCAGTGTACGTGTCAATCGCTTGGCCGGCGGTTTCCAAGTCTTCGGCATACTCAAGCCCCTTGGCCTGCTTCCAGCGCCAAATTAGGTCAAGCTCTAGGATGTTTTCGGGTATGCGCCCGACATCCGCGTCGGCGGACCAGGCTGTCTTGCCAGCGCCGACACTGCTTTCACACCACATCGAAGAGTAGTATTCGAACGCGATGGTATGCCCAGCCGCGATGATGCTGGGACCGATGTAGAGCCTGCGGTTTCGAATCCGAAACACATACGGCGGCCCAGCAGAATTATTGGCGATGAGCGCCTGCCAAGCCGATGGTGACGCCGGCCCCGTGATCTTTTGGACAGACGTTCTGTCCCACATCGTATCGGTGATGACGCGGAGATAGTCTGATGCGCTGATGACAGTTGTAAGGAGCCCTTGGTCGAGCGCCGCAATCGACGTGAATGTGGCCTCCTGCAACAGTTCTGGAAAGTTGAATTGCAGAGCCAGCGACCTGCCAGACTGATTCGCAAGCGCGAATAGTTCTTGTATCTTCGTATCGGAACTGGACACGACGGCGGTCGGCGCAGGCAGGCCGATAGCCTTAGTGACTTTCCCGATGAGCGTCAGCAGCGACAATTAAACTTCCATCGCCTTCGCGGCTTTCTTCTCGGCCTTCGACGCTTGCAGTTTGGCGAGATGCGCCGATTGCTTGGCCGACAGCGGCTTTTTGGCCGTCGCATGAACGGATTTCGGACTGGCCATAGCCGCCGCCACGGCCTGGGCGACCATGGCGGCAATATCAGCGGCCGACATACCAACGATGGGTTCGGCTACGGAGCCTTGGCTCGCGGCAGCGGGCGACGTTTGTTTGCCCTCCAGCTCCGCAAGCCGTGCCTGCAGATCGCGGATGGTCTTCTCTGCGGCGGTTCCGTCCTTGTTCAGGAATTCAAGCGCTTTGGCGCGCCACGCCATGCCGCTCATAAAGCCCTGGGCCTGGGTATCGGTGAGGTTAGCCATCTGCTCAACGGTACGGACCCCGAGAGACTTCAGTTCATGAAGGAATGAAGTGCTGATGAGTGGCCACTGCTCAAGTGGAGTTCCCTGAACCGGCGGCTCCTCGCCCTTCTTCCATGCCTGATAAAGTACGGGCCAGCGATTGCGGTGTTCATCGGTGACCTTGCCGTACCAAGTCTGAGTCCGGTCACCGGCCACAATAACCTCGACCATCTCGATATCGGCGCCGACAATCCGACCCTCTTTCACAGAGGCGACTTTGTCTTGCCGGAATTTTCGGGAGAAAATCGGATAACAGCGATCAGCCTTGGCGACCGTGAAGTTTCCGCTTGCGTCCCATTGATCGAAATCTCGCGCGTACTCACCGGACATGTCGCACCCATTTCATGGTTTTGGAGTAGAACTCAGCGATGTCTGGAATTAGACCGTCGCCGTAAATCGCGATGTCGAGCGGGTCAGCCACACCTGAACTGGCCATGGCGTCCCATTGCTCAAGGAAATGCTTGAACTCGCCGGCCTGCCTGGCCATGTGCGAGTTGCACGCGTATTCCTTCCCGGTCTCCGGGCTCTTGATCGTGAACCTGTTGCGGACCTCATGGTCCTTGGGATGGGCATGCAGAACGTCTCCGCGGTAACAGCTGTCGAAGCCGAATGCGCGGAACTTGCGGAACCCGAGATGATGACCGAGAAAAAAGCTCTCCATCCCAACGGTTGAGGCGATGGGCGGAACGAGACAGACGCTATCCGCCATGAGGTCGTGCACGCTCGCCATGTCATGGTGGTACAGGAACCGCGTAACGCCGTGATGGTCGAACCTGTCCAAGGTTTTTGGATGGCACTGCGACGCGATGAAATGCACTGTCTTTTCAGTCGGCGTGATGTAACCGGCGACCCAATCCTTAGGGTCGAGCAAGCACGCGAAATCGACGCGGACCCCAGCGGCGACGAGTTGGTCTGCCGTCTTGTTCACAGCCCAGACGAAATGGTCTTTCTTCCGCGAACTCCACTTGATCGCTGGAATGTGGTCCAGAAGCGAGGGGGCTGCGCCACAGACCAGGAGCGTGCCACCGTGGGCGGCCTTACGCGGGAACTCCGGCCACCGTCGACGAAGGGCGGATTCGACATAACCGCGGATCATCGGCGCATCGCGGGCAATCGCCGCTGCAAACTTGTCCTCAAGTTCCTGCGGCTCGTATAGCGTGCCCGCCAGTTCGGCCATGGTCATCGGAACGGCCATGGCTACGCAGCCTCCGGCTCGTACTGATCGGCCGGCTTTGTGTCGGTCG